ACGTTTTTAACTAGTCTAGCTCTAGTATTTTAATACGAATAAATCTATCAATATGATGATTGTGTCTTTCGTATTTGAATACGAAGGACTCTCTGATCTATTATAGTATCGGTTGAAATTAAAGAATTAAGATTAAACAACAACACAAGCAAAACCATTATTTTTCCAGTGATCAAGCTGTAACTTGATTGGTAATAATGCCTAAATGGAGTAATCCATTTTAAAGAAACCATATTACATTTTAAATGCGTGTAATATAGTGTATTGATTATGTATTTATATATTTCATTTAACTAATTTTATTCAATTAGTATATCCTAATCAGATATATATATGAATTTAAATAAATGATTATGTTCTTGAAATTAGAACAATTTTTCCAATATTTTTATATTGAAGTTATTTTCCAGTAGATATTAATATTATTGAAACTTTTATTAGGTAATGTTCTCCTAGAAGTTATAAGTGTGAGACTCGAGTACTCGTTATAACAGAGAAATGGCCCTGTAATTGGAAAAGATATAATAGAAATAAATACGGTTGCTCACGAGCGCGTAATTAATAATGAATCGTAATTATATTTGGTGCGAAGATTTTATCCTCTAGTTAGAAGGATTATATAAGAAAAGTGATTCACTTTTTGGAGATTGCTACAGAACTTGTAAATGATGTCTCTTTTGACAATGCAGCCTATTAATTTAGGAAGACGCATTGATTGAGGTATATAAGTGTTACTGTATATATTAATATTAAGTAAAACGTCTGTGTAGAAGGCATAGATAGTTGATCTTTTTGAGTATATGATGTCTATCATATGATTTAAGATTCAAAAGATGTTTATCTTTTTAAATAAATTCTGGTAAGAACTTGCAAATCTTATTGGTTGGAAAGAAAACGTCCTGGTGTTCACCCAGTGTAGAGATACTACGATGAACTTAAGGGGAGGAGAGGCTGATGCCTTCCCGACCACATACTATGGGTCCTACCCGGACAAAAGTCAATGTGGCACTCGATTGAGAAGCTAAAAAATAGTGCGTCTTTTCGCGTACGTACCTTTAAATCGTGTAATTGCTATGGATTGACTCCCCATACCCCCGGATCTTAACCGATTTGGGTCTCGACACATTGTTGCACAAACCCCCCCAACCCCCGTGTTTGTTGGTGTCACAGAACCATCAGAGGTGGATTCCTCGAAATATTTCGCAGCGGTGAAATATCAAAAGAAACATTATCATAATAAGAGAATTAACCACAAGAATGTGGAAAATACTCAGAAAAATTATGATGAATTGGTGGAACAAATTCGTTATTTACGAAAGAATAATCGACACAAGTTAGCCGAAGAAAGTGTCAAACAATTAAATAAAGTTAAAAAACATAAAAAGAAATTACATGGTATTTGTCAATCATTACCTCATTTTAAAGAGGATTATGTGAACAAATATGGTGTACCATTATTGGATTTATTACATTCAATTATTCAAGCTGTTAAAGCAAGTAGAGAATATATAGGAGAAAATCTTTTAAAGATGTTATTAGATTTATTTACTACACTTTACAATATATATAAAAATGCTGATTGGTCTAGTACATTGATTAATATTACTAGTTTCTTTATCAGAAATTTTGAACAAAAATATGCAGATATGGCTATAGAGTGGTTTAAACAAACATTCAATTTTGGAGTCATACAGTCATCAGAAGGTGATGATAAGACTTGGAGAGAGTATATCTTATCTTTTTTCACGTTAGCGGATAAATTCTTAAATGATCAATTATGGGATAATATTTCCGGTTTCTTCACTAAAGTAATTACATTATATGTAGCGTGTAAAGAGATGGTATCTATAGAGATAATTGATTTTAAGACCGTATGTGAAAAATTTAATACTTTCCGAAAGCAAATTCCTACTATAACAGATGTTGTAGAGATGGTTTTTGAAGTTTTTAGATTTGTTTCTGGTAATTGGAAAAACATTTGTACAGGAAATTGGTCTCAATTATTGTTAGGGAAAGATGAAACAAAGGAATTTGAAATAGAAGTTCGTGAATTAGAACAAGCATTTCAATTTGTTTTATCTGGTCAGGAAATAGAATTAATGAATATTTATAAAATGACACCTGAACAATATGAAGCAAGATTAAAGAAAGTTATTAAAAAAGCAGAAAGTCTTATATTACGAACAACAAGTGTACAACAACGTATGAGTGTATCCAATTTCATTAAGAAATTATGCGAAATGCAATCAAGTATATGGGCATTGAAAGCAGATGCACCATGTAAAGAGGAAGCTTATGCTATAAAAATGGCAGGACCTTCGAGTTGTGGTAAATCAACCATGATTAAGTTGATGTCAAAAACGATTTTGAATGCATATAATCAAGATGCAAATGAACCAGGAAGTGTAGTATTTACAAATATTGAAGAAAATTATGAATCTACTATATTACCTTCACATAAAATTATTGTGGCGGATGATGTTGCAAATAATAAGAATTCAAAACCAAATTATGACAGATTATTGAATTATGTTAATACTATTCCACGCCCTCTTGAAAAAGCTCAAGCGGATGAGAAAGGAAAATATTATCCTGGAAACATGGCATTGATAGCAACCACAAACGATGAATCTATCAGAGCTATTGGATGTTCCGTATGTCCTGAGAGTATTTTAAGAAGATTTGCTCTTGATATTGAAGTAGAAATCAAAGAAGAATTTAGAAATGAATTTGGTGGTTTGAAGAAACAACCTACTCTTCGATTTGATGTTTATGATCTTACTTTAAAAAGATTTGATCATATTGAATATGATGAAGAAAATGGTTCTACTATTATATGGGAAATTATTCCTCGACGTATTTGGAATACTTTCGATGATGACAAACATGATTTCCATGCTATGTGCGCTTTTATTTATAAGGATATATTAACGCATCGTAAGAGACAAACTCAACAAGCAGCGATTCAGAAAGAATTAGATACTTGTGGTTTTTGTAAAGAATGTGGATGTCCTACAATAATTTGTGCATGTTTAGAGACTTTAGATAGTATTGATGAGGATGAAAAATCTATTATTGATGATGATGTTGCAGAAGAGATTTCTGAGATAGAACAAGAGATATTAGATGAGGATATGATTCCAATACAACAACAAAATATTGATGATAACCAACCTGAAATAGTTGCTATGGCTGGTTTTTCAGATTGTTGGCAAAGAATGAGTACGGTTGAATTATGGAATATGAGAACAAGTTTATCAAATGTTTCTTTATTTTGTAAAGATATAGATAAGAATATGAAATTATATTATCGCTTATATAAATCAAAAGAAATTTTTGTTAAATGTATATGTTTTATAATATTTTGTAGTTTATTTTGTTCTATTTTAGGAACTCGGTTGACTCAAATATCATCTATATTATCAATTTGTTATATGGGTAAAACATATAAACAAATCATTAATGAAATTGATAATGAAATCAATAATAGAAATGATCGCCTATCATGTCTTTGTGAAGATATTCAAGTGCATTTGGAAAATAATTCAAGAAAGTATTTCGCTGTTAGTGGTGGTATATTTTTATTGTATGGTTTTTACAAAGCTATGAAACCTTTTTTACATTCCCAAGATAAATCAACTTATTTAGATATTGCTGAAGATTATTTTGGTGCAGTTTTAGATTGCCCAAAACCTGGAGTTAATTCTATTGAAGTTCAAGATCAAAGGGATTATAAAGAAGGGTATTCTCGCATGCCTCCTAAAGATACAGCTTATTCAAAAACGACAACTAGTAAAGATTTACAAACTTCAGTTATGAGATCATTACGATTTGTTGTAGTTAAAACACGAGGAGATGTTTATCAGACTGTAAATGGTATTATGGTTGCATCTAATATTTTATTAGTCCCAGCACACATCATACCATACACTTTTCCTTTTACTATAGAAACAACTACGGTACCAGGAGTACCTTGTGCAAAAACAAAAGATCAAAATATAACTGCAGAGTATTGTTATATTGATAGAGAACATGATCAAGCTTATATACATTTAGCATCTAGTCCAGCTAGTACAGATTATGCCAAATTCTTTCCTGAAGAGTATCCTACTTTTTATAGTCGCTCAACCGTTTTATTATGGAAATCTCCACAAAATGAGATTAAAATAAGTAAACAAGCAGTTAGAGTAAACGAATCCGAAGTGAGATATGCAGGTTACTTAGAAAAGCCTGGTTTGTTATGGGGAGAATCTTCCAAACTTACCACGTTAACTATAGAACCTAAGAAAGGATTAGTATATGATACTGAGTTTAAAGGATTTGGTGGATTATGTGGAGGATTAATACTTGATGCTGATTTAGGTATTATTTATGGTTTCCATGTAGCTGGTATTCCAAACCAATATAGAGGTTGGGCAACATCAGTTATCCGACCTCAAATTCTTAAAGCAATTGATTCTCTTAAAAATAAAAGTCCAACACTTGTAGTACATTCCTTAGGTGAAGTTAAAGTGGATACGTATGATACACCATACACTTTACATGATGAAAAACCTCTTTACACCAGAGATGATGGTACACAAAGGAAAACAGTAACATCATTTTTAGGTTGTGTTAAAAAAGATGGTTTACCTCTTGAATCAAGGGCTAGAACACCTTATATACCAACACCTTTTAAAGGTATAGAGGAGGCATTTGGAAAATGTCAACATGCTCCGCCTAAAAAACCTAATAGTATTGAAAAAGGTATGAAAACATTGAATAAGTTGACAACACCTGTTCAACATTATGAGGGTAATTTGTTAATTAAAGCAATTGAGGACTACAAACAACATACTTTAGAAACAATATTAAATGATCCTGAAGCCAAAGATATTTTGCGTGTTTATTCACAACAAGAAGCTTTGGATGGTATAGGAACATTTGGATTAGGCGGTATGCCAAATGATACATCAGCTGGTTTTCCACTAAATAAATCGAAGAAGCATTTCCTTAAGCGAGATCCTATGGATGAAAGTTTACCATTAATTCCTCGTGAATTTAATGATAAAGCTGATATCCAAACTGAAATTGATAGAATAATAGGATGTTGGTCGAATGATCTGCGATCTGAATGTATTTATAAGGCAAGTAGTAAGGTTAATGAATTGTTGCCTGAAGCTAAAGCCAGAGATAAAGTTCGAAAATTTTACGGTAGTTCAGTAGCTAGTTTTGTTGCCTCACGCAGAGTGTTAGCTGGTGTACCTCAAATTATGAGAAAACACTGGAAAACAACAGAGTGTTTAGTAGGTATAAATCCTCTATCGAAAGAATGGGATGAATTTCATACTTATTTAACAGAATATAGTACAGAAAATATGATAGCTGGAGATTTTTCAGGTTTTGATACTCGCATGGCTGCTCAGATAACAGGAGGAGCTGCTAAAATTTTATTATCTTGGTATGAAGCCGTAGGGTGTTCAGCTGAAGATTTAAAATTAATAGCTGGTGCCTTGTCAGATATAATTCATCCAAATATATTATTTGATGGAGATTTATATCGATTTGCTAATGGTAATCCATCTGGTAATTTAATTACTGTACAATTGAATAGTATTTGCAATTCTATTATGATGAGATATGTATACTATGCTATCATGCCAACTATCAAAGAACCTTTTGCTAAAAATATAAGATTAGGAACTTATGGTGATGATAATGCGATGTCTGTTAAAAAGCATTGTAAATGGTATACACATACAGCATGTCAAAAAGAATTTGAAAAATTAGATATAGGTTATACTATGGCAGACAAGGATGCAGAATCTCGACCATATATACCTATAGAGGAAATTTCATTTCTTAAAAGAAATTTTGTAAAACATAAAGAATTAGATATAATTGTTGGACCTATAGAGAAAGAATCTATTTTGAAGAAATTTTATTGGATTAAAAAGGATACAGAATCACCATTATCTTTTACAGAGCAATTTGGAGCCTATACGGATGGTTCATTACGAGAAATGTATTTATATGGTGAATATGAATACAATAATTTTATTCGACGATTGCAGAATATAGTTGCATTAAATCCAGAATTAAAAGGTGTAATTAATTTTATACCATACGCTGAAATGACACAAATATTGAAATTTGATTATTCTCAATATTATGAAAATCAGAATTTAAAATTATTTGCTGAATCCCTGGGGGTTAGCATGGAAGATTT